CGACGCCATGCGGGAGCGTCTCAAACGTGCCTGGTGCAGAGGGCGCAATGGCCTTGCCGTCGTCGTCCTCGTCGCCAGTATATTGGGCCTCGCCAGTTTGCTTGAAAAAGCCAAGCTTGTTGGCGCTGATGCGGGCGGCGATGACCTCGGCCTCCTCAAACTTCGCGAGATGGCGAAGGCGAAGGAGGGCATTGGCCAGCCACGAATAGCCTTGGCTCTGGTTGATGCGTCGAGCAAGGAACGTGTGAATCATGTTGTCACCACCGACCGCGAACGTCTCGCGAGTGTAGCGACCGCTCTTCGGGTCCATCTTGCGCAAGTGATACCGAATCGGCTCATCCCATTCATCAAACTCAACGCCCATATAAATACGGGCGGCATCGTTTCGGTGATGCGGATCGAGCGCGTCGATCTCGATGCCTTGCGCGGCAAAGCGGAAATCGTTTTTAGGAAAGCCCTCGATGGTGCGAGTGAGGAAGCCGCCATCGCGAACGGCAGACCTTAGAGCGAGGCGCTCGAAAGCAGCACGGGAGAACTGGCGAGTGACATCGAAATTGCCACGGCGTGAGAAATCCTCCCAAGCCTCCTCGACCTTTGCTCTCGCGTTGTTGTCCGCACTGTTGGACAATCCCTTTTTGCTCCTCGCATCAGCTCTACGGGCGAGCGATTTCATGCGGATGCCATGCTGGCCGATGACGTTAGATTCCAAGGCCATCAACGCACCCTCGATGTAGCCGTCATTCCTCTCAGAATCCCGCGCACGGTCGCGCAGTGACTTGGCATCCTGCTTAATCGCGTTATCCGCTGGGCCTGTCCCGGCAACCCAATCGTTCGTGTATCGCGTGCCTTTTGCCGCGTCAAAATTGCGCGTGCGAATTGGCTTGTTGTTGGGACCGTAAAGGAGTGGTTTCATTCAAATCTGGAGTAAATGGTTCGACCGTTGGAAAGGCCAGCGTCTGCGCGAGCTTTGGCAATCTCCGTGTCAAGATCGCGCCGGTATTTGGTCAACAGCTCGCGAGCGTCCATCAAGGAGATTTTCGTAATCGGGACGCCTCCGACCGTGTAGGTCTCAAGTCCTCGGCCTTCATCATCGCTGATTCGGCCTTCAAGGTGCGCTTCCAAAGCCTTGACCATTTTCCGCGCATGACTCGGCAGCGGAGCGCGATCCGGCGGCGCTTGAAGCGTGATGTTGCCGATAGACTCAACCGACCGAATCCCGGCCACCTCAAGCGTCAGAGCAACGACGTAGATTCCTGCCGGTAGGTTTGCCGTCTTTTCCGGCGCATAGGTCGCGGTTGCCGTTGTATCTGAGACTGACAGCGGAACCGTGACAACGTCGCCCGTGTCAATGCTGCGAAAATGAGCGGATCCTGTAGCGCCTGACGTTACAGTTGCCGTAAATTCGATGGATTCGCCGCAGAATGCGCGGGAGGGTAAAGCTGCCATATCGGAGGCATCGACAAAACAAAGCCCAATTTCAAGGGCTTTTGGTTAATCGGCTACAAAATCAAGAGTATATTCGCGCTCTTTACCTCGATCTGGCACGTTCTTGGCCGCATATTCAGCGTATTTTTTGGCAATGGTGGCAAAGGCAATGTCGAGTTTTTTCGCGGCGGCGATGTTGTAGACGCGAACGTCGAGCGGTTCGTTCCGGTCGCGCTTGTCCTTTTTGTCGAAAAACTCGTAGAAGCTGCCGTCCTGCCCTTTTTTCAACGTTACCTTTTCGATCAAGAGGCGCTGGAAATATTCGGGTGTATACCCATGGCCGCTGGGGAAATGCATGTAATTATGCGGAAAGATGGAAGATTTGCGATCTTGGCGCAGGGCCGCGTTCTGATAAATCATCGATTTGCATTCGTGAGTGCCAATTTCAAAGAACGTCCCGCGCTTTTCCCGTTTCGGCTGTGAGACAATCGGCTTGCCCAAGACCGTCGAGCCGAAGATTGCAAAGACTCCGCGAGCTTGCCTGACCTTAGTAAATGCTAGCACCTGGGCTTGCCGGTATTTAGAGTCGATAAAAACGGAGGCGACTCGCAGAACCTTGCCGCACGGGTGGAGGAACTCAGTCTGAAGCAGAGCGTCCAGCTTCTGCCAAACCTCTGGCTCCATCGTGCCGCCGCTCAAAATGTGATACCCAAGCCCCCATGTCTGGCCGTTGATGCCATGGCCGACAAACTCAAACTCTAGGCGGTCACCTTGAACGTCGCAACCTCCGGTCACGACCAGAACGCCAGCGGGAATCTTAAACTGGTTTTCCGTGACCCGCTCCAAATAATCGTAGGCCTCCTGAGCAAGGCCGACCGGATCCGGCATTTCCTCCTCGGGCGCCTGATAAGTTTCAGCGTCGAAGGTGTTGATCAAGACTCGCTTTGCCTTCTCGCGATTGTCTGCCGCCTCGATCTTCAACTCCTCGACTGCAGCCCAGTGCAGATGGCTTGCAAATCCCTTCTGCGGCGGATGCGGCGACATCATCCGCGAACCGTGGAAACCAGCGATTCCATTAAACGGTCGCGTGGCCTGCCATCTGCCGTTCCGAATCATCTCCATGCGCTCTGCGTCGGTAATTCGACACTCGCTCTCGGGGCATTCAATCCATGCGTCCTCGGGCTTGTCTCGGTCATATTTGAGCTGGCGTCGGTGAAGCACAAACTCCTTGGCGCAATGTGGGCAGGGCGCGATCCAAACCCGCCAATCGCTTTGCAGCATCAGCGCCTCAATTTTGCTTTTGCCTTTGACGCTAGGATAGCTGGCCGCAATCTTGATCGTGTCAGCATATTCGGAACCTCGGACCCAGAAGATTTCCAGCGGGTCGCCTTCGTCGCTTTCGGTCGATTCAATGGCGTCGATTTCGTCCGCGAAAAGAAAGTTTCCCTTTGCCCTCCGCATTTCACCTGGGGCATTGGAACCGAAGGCATTGACCAAGCCACCAGGGAAAAGCTTATGGAGGATTGTATTGCCGCTTTTACGCCTTCCAGAATCGTCGCCGATCAGTGAGGCCAGATCCGGCGTCGGGTTTACTAGCTCCCCCATCAACGTTTCCTTGCTCCACTTCTCGGTCTGGCTAATCGTCGGATACATTACCAGCACGCGTCGAGGCGCCTCGGCGATGCTATGGCCTATCTGGTTCATGACCACCTCGGTTTTGCCCATCCGACTGGCGAGCATGTAAACGGTCATCTGCACGCGCGGATCGTAGGGCGCTTCCATCATTTCTCGCTGATACGGCGCAAAGTCAAAGCGGAAGCGCCTGCCGCCTTCCATGCGCCTGACCTTCTCGGACCATTCCGGCGCGGTCATTGTTCTCTGAAATCGGAACGCACGCTCTAAGTGCCTGAGAGTTCCCCGGTAATACCGATCAAGTGCCGCCTCATTCATGCTTCAAACCCTCAAACAGGTTGCCCGTGACTCAACAAAACCGGAGCCAGCGTCACCAGTTGCGAAAATTGCGTTTCTGTTCCCCGGGAGAAGGTCAAGAGCACCGAAGCTGGAAGCGCCACGCTGGCCGCGTCGAGCAATCGCAGAACCTTGGAAGTGTCCAGCGTCATGGTGACGCCAATGGGGCCAATAAAGGTCTCGGAAACCGTGATCGCCGGATTGACTCCGACGGCAGTCCGCTTAATTTCAATCTTGATCGTTTCTCCGGTCGCATCTCTCGCCACCAAGAACTCTCCCGGCTCGATGTCCTCTAGTGCCGTCGCGATCTGATACGTTGAAACATCCGCCGAAAGCCACATCGTGCCGGTATCGGTCGCGGTCCTGATCTGGAACTTGCCGGCATCCGGCATCCTCGAGATGGTGATGCGGTCATTCTGCGCAACGCTAACGCTCCCGGTCGCCACGTTCGCCACGGTAACGGCGGCCTCGCTAATGTTGGCCGCGCTCGTCGCCGCTACCAGTGTCTGGAGCGTTAGGTCAATCTCGACCGTCTCGACGTTAGAAGCCCCGCCAGCGATCAGCGTGAGGGCGCGATTCGTCATCGTGCCGAACGCGGAATGGGCAATCGTAAAGTCTGCTCTCGCTCCGTTGCTGCGGAACGTGACGGTAAAAAGGCCATTTTGCCCAGATACATCCACACCGCCAGCGGAAACGATGGCAGAAAGTCGATTTAAGGCGAGGCCCAGCAAATGCGCGTCAATCCCGGCAGCGGGAAGCTCGACGGTGGATCCTCCCCAGGTTATCGACCAATCGCCAGACGCAATCGGAACGGGCTTTTCGAGGGCGAAAGACAAGCTTAACGTGTCACTGCTTGTAATCTCCAAATGATCCGCAATCAGCTCGACGCTGAGACTGTCGCCGGGGCGAATCGCATCAGGCAATCCCCG